AAAACTTACAAGTTTTGGCCAAACTTCGAAGCGACTTGGAAAGATTACCTAACTGTGAAGTTAAGTTATCCTTACAGACCAGGATCGATGAAATCATGAACTCTCAACCTAGTTATCCTTCGGGCACTGACCAGGTTAAAGTTATGAAATCACTCCATTCTGGCTTCAAAGGTTGCTATCACCTTACCATTGGCAAGCTGATAGCCCTTATTCGCCTTGAAGGATCAGGCCCTACCATCTGCATTGACCCGAAAGGGACAGCTGATGAGAGCGTTTGGTACTCTGAGAGTACTCCTTTGTCAAAGAAACTTTCCGGACCTACATTGTTGTAATGACCGAGACTGTAACTAACCTAATCGCTGACGCGTTGTCACCGAGAAGTTCCAAAATCTCTAACGAGAGGAAGGAGTATCTATGAAAATAGATAATCTTCAGGGTGAAATTTGTCGACGATTGCATGTCTTTGGAGTCCCCCCTGTCTTTCACAAAGAGTTCGCTCAATGTGTTGATAGGTGGGTTCAGTGTTCTGGAATAGAATGGACTGTTGGGAGGTTGAAATCTCTCAAAGTCGATCTATTTAGGGTCCGGAGTGGTCTAACCACTCTAACTCCCGCAGCTCGCCATCGCAATGGCAAGTTCAGAGGAGTTATTGGTTCCCTGTTCAGATGGGCTCATAAAAGTGAACGGAACTTTCATTCCGTTATTAACGCTTTTATGTGTTATTCCCTGTTTAAGAATGACAAACTTAGTCATTCTCAAACTAAGAAGTTTGTTGAGGGTTTGACAGCCTCAACCTACAATCCCAACTTGAAGTTCTCACAAGGTTTTTATAACTTTATGAGATCCCAGAACATTAGGTTGATGGTCGGGGATCCTTCCCCGATTGTCTTCCATCGTGGTTCTCAGCCCCCAGAAATTGATGATTCTGGTGAAGAGAGACGTCTTAGGGCGAAGAAAGCTCCTCTATTTGATCACAGAAGTGTGATCCAAAATGGTGCAGGCCTTATCAGCTTGACCTATTTTGCCACTGATCGTCATTACGATCTGTGGAAAAAGTATGAGTCTATCTTCTCACATGTGACTAGACACGTGGATATCCACTTGTTTAAATCATCTGTGGCTAGTGAATGGTTACCTAATAACGATCAGTTATTAGGCGGGGAGGTTCATTTCCTCCAGGAACCAGGTCTGAAGTTGCGTTCAATAGCATCTCCTTACCTTGTCCACCAGGTGGCTTTACAGCCACTAGGCCAATCACTTTATGACGCATTGCGTACAATCCCTTGGGATTGTACACATGACCAGTCGAAACCTGTTACTGTTCTCCAGTCACACCTTTCCTTACGAAAGACAGTCTATTCTATAGACTTATCTTCCGCTACTGATTATTTCCCTTTGGAAATTCAGATCTTGGCTTTGCGAGCCTTGATAGGAAATCATCCTTCCATTGATCTCTTCGCAGAGATCTCACGCGCCCAATGGTTGTCTACCCTTGGTAACGTTAGTTGGTTGCAAGGTCAGCCCCTAGGATTATATCCTAGTTTTGCTAGCTTTGCCCTAACACATGGTTACATTCTTTATTATCTCCTTGGAAAAGAGTATAACAATGAATTCTATGTATTAGGTGATGACGTCGTTATTCTCGATGATTCCTTATACCAAAAGTATATGGATTTCATGGAAAATATCGCCGGGTGCCCAATATCTTACGCCAAATCATTACAATCCAATGAACTTTGCGAGTTCGCCGGAAAGGTAATCACTGCTGAGACTGTAATGCCTCAGTTTAAGTGGAGAGAGGTATCAAATGATAACTTTCTCGATCTTTGTCGTAATTATGGTAGAAATGCGGTTTGTCTGCTATCTTCTATCCAAAGAAAGGTAGTCGACCGGGTGAAACACTGTGTTCCACCTGTCGGTTTAAATTGGTCTTTTCCAGGTTCCAACTTGGAAATTATGACCAGATTGACGGATGACCTTCTTCGCAAGAAGACTCAGACGCAGTCTCTAACCGAGCTAAAAAGCACATTGTTACGAAATTGGTATTGCGCAAGCATACCATATCGTCACACAATGCTTCCAAGTCTATTAAAATGGTCCCTTGACACGGACTCAGCTTTAATAGAATCTTGTACCTTCGACGAGAAGGTATTAGCGACCATGGAGCAATTCTATCCTAAACAGATAGTAAGCGGTGCTGCAATATTGAAATTGCTGCCCGCTTATGCTGGCATGACCAGAAGAGAGGACGTAAATCCATCTCAGTGGTGTGAACCACCGTACGATGGACCTTATTCCGATCTTCCTGTTCCCTCGACTAACCTTCGCAGGTTTAGTCTGTTGGAAACATACAGGCGACTTCTCGACATGTA